CTGGCAACTGCTGGATTTTTTTGATCTTCCGGCTTGTATCCGCGACCCTGATTCAACTTATCCGCATGCGCTTGAGCTTCTTTTTTGTCTGCGTAGACATCTTTTATCTCAACGCCATAATGTGTTTGACCTGCGAGAGAAGATGTTTCGCCTGCAGCATGTTTTCCCTTGTGTATCACAAATGCCTCACCGATCTGCTCAACTTCTTCATTAGTTTCTTTTGCAACATATTCTTTATGGCGATCGGTTAAAGCTCGAACCGCTTGTTCTTTAGAATTCAATTTAGGCTGAGAATCTTTTCTTCCCCAACCGCGAGAATCTTCGAAGCCCCATTTTCCGTGTTTTTCATGATGCTCTTTAGCATTAGTTCCTACTGTGCCTATTTCTTTCCCATTATGATGCACGACGTGCCAAACAGTATCTGTACCTTTGTGATACTGTTCTGGGCCGACTTTAACTCTCATCTCATCAATCTGCTCAACTTCTTCGAAATGAGCCGCTCCGGCTTCTTCCAAAACAGCAAAAGCTTCATCGAGATCATTAAGCTCAGAAATGTCTTCAACGCCTAACAGATCCTTGAACTTGCTATCAAATTTTTCTCTGATAATTGCAATCTTACGAACGTTTAAGTCGCGGATGTATCTTGCACCCGGCTCCATTTCGTTCATGATTCCGTTAGAAACTCGCTGTTCTGATAGCCTAAATTCGCTATACAAATGAGCCAGTTCAATCTTTTGGTCGATTAAACCAGGAATTGTTGCCTTTAACTCAACAGGAGGCAATTCATTTTGCTTATAAACTTCAGAGGACTCAGTCAGGTGTTCTGAAATAGTTTCTGAAAGTGTTTTGTTAGTTTCATTCATCTGTATAACCCCAGCCTTTTGCCTTTTTGAGTTGAAAATTTACGTTTTCTCAAAGCACTTCTTATCTTAGATCTTCTCTTGACACTAGCTCTTTTTTGAGATAATCTTCTTCTAATTCTTTCTACTGAAGTCATATGAACTAGTCTTCCGCCACGTAAGGTATATCCAGGTAAATTGGACATTTTAACTCTACGTTGCAGTTTACCGCGCCTGATTCTAGCTTGCTTTACTACTATTCCAGCCTCAGCAATCAACTCTTGAATTTTTTCTGTCGACTTTAATTCAGCAAAAAGAGATTCGAATTTCAATTGATTTTCTTCATTTAAAGAAGAATAAAGCTCAATGATAGTATCAGCTAAATCAGCATCAATTGCAAAAATACCATTATCGTATTCTATATTTATACTTTGTATTTCTTCACTAATTAAATTCAAAGCTAGCATTAATGAGTTTTCTCTCATATTGATAGCTGCTGGAATTTCGGAAGAAACCGCTCCACTATTTAAAAACGGCACAGTAAATACTAATCCGGTTTTATCGTTAGAGTATAGAGCGACTCTTCTACCATCAGGAAAAGATCTAAATCCAATGCGTTTTAAAACTAGATTCACTGGAATAGGTTGGGAATACTCTTCGCCGACAAGCCCAGATCCGTTTTGCGAACCGACTAAAGTTTTTAAAGCTGTTCTGACAGCCGGATTGTTCACGTTAGAACTAACGGATGTTAAATAATCATTAAGTTGCTTTTTTAACATTGTTGGTAATTGCCTTCCCTGTTGAATTAATCCTTGCGCTTTTTTAATTGCAATCGGATTAATTCGCAACTTGGAGTTGCGAGAAAGAATATTCGTTAACTTTCTAAGATTTGGATTATTCGTCTGAGTCGTCGTCGGAGGGTTCTGCTTCTCCGTCAGACTCATTCTCATCGTTCGAAACTTCATCATTTGTTTCGGTCTCTTTTTCAGGTGAAAGTTCTTCAGTTTCGTTATCTATTAAGTTTGAAGCTAATTCAACTTTTCTTACATCCATAGCATCTTGAGCCTTAACAGCCAAAATGTCATTAACGTATTGTTGAACATCTTCTAGTGGGGCATTACCCATAATAGCTCTAACAATATCAGCAGTTTCCATAATATCCTCCAATTATTTAGTCATTTGTATTAGTTTTTGACGGCGCTGCTTGTCCGATCATTTCAGGTGGAATTCCCATTTTAGCAGCCATTCTCATCTGTTCAATTGACGTCATATTAGCAAATTCTTGCTCAATCTCGCCTTGCATCTGTTCAATTTCCATAGTATTCATTTGAAGAACGTGTTTTTTGACCCATTCTTTAGAAAAATATGTGCCAACATAAGGTTCTATCGTCGTTAATGTTTGTAGTCTGTTGCTAGTTAACTCAGCTTCTTTAAGTTCAGTAAAATTGTTGTCCTTTAAGAAATCATAATGAATGAATTCTTTCATTTCTTTCCATTCATCGACTGAACATATTCCTTTTAAAGCCAACTGGCGTTCTAGTAATTCGTCAAACATAATGCTAAATTTTGCGCGCAACTTTTCGATAAACTTGGTAAACTTTAGTTCATCTCTAGAGATTTCGGCGGCTCTACCCAGCATAAATCCTTGATTTTGTTCTAGTCTTGTAATAGGGACGTTTAAAGATCTGTATAGTTTGTTTTCGAAGTATCTAACGTCCGTCAATTCGCCTAAATTTTGACCAGGCGGGAGTGTCGTAATTTCAGTACTTTTACCTTCGCCTCTGCGAGGAATCCAAAAGTCTTCCATCATTGACATATATTTTCTGTCGTCTTTGATTTCACCCGTGGCGCTATCGTATACAACCTTGTTTCTAAACTTGGTCATAATATCGCGAAGATATTGGTCTGCTTTAGCTTTAGGTAGGTTGCCGACGTCAATATAAAATACTCTGCGTTCTGGTGCGCGGGAAATTCTATAGATTACTGTGGCGTCTTCTAACATTCTTAATTGGTTTAATGGCTTAATTGCTTTGTGGAGGTGCGATAAAACCAATTGCCTTCTGGCGTCCATAATACCTGAAGTAATTGAAACAATAGAATCTGGCGCAATTTTAATAGAAGTATCCGTAGGAGAAGTTACGATCATAGTTCCAGAAGAACTAGCTTTTTCGTTATAAGTATAAAATTCTTGATAGCCCTTAACCAGTTCAATTCCGGTTCTAGGGTCTTTTTCTTTTATAACTGATCTTACTTTTTTGATTTTTCTTGGATCTAAGTATAGAAGATTTTGAATTCCTACCTGAGGGTTTTTCTCGTCAATAATAACTTGGTAAAATAACCTTCCGTCAATATACCAGCGTTTAAATAAATCTTGACCTTGATTAGAAAAATCAATAATGCGAAGAATAGTTTCAAATTCATTTCTAATCAAATCTTTAATTTTATTGGGGACTTTTAAATCGTCCATCAATAGATTAATTGACTTACCGGTTTTATCGTGAACAATTGATTCGTTGACAATATCGTCCACAGCAGCGTCAATTTCCGGCTGCATAGCCATCTCACGATAACGAGAAATTAAATCGCTTTCGTTTTTGTAACTAGATTCTAGGTCTAGATATGTGCCAAAATAACCACCAGATGTGATGGTTACGGCACCGTCGTCGTTTTGGGGAATAGCGATAGCCGGAGTAGTTTGATCTATTTCCGGGGTGCGCTTAAGTTCAAAACCGAACAGTTTAACAGCCATAATTACTCCATAATTAATGAATCAATATTAATCTTTATTTGTAGAACGCCTTGGTTGTGGCATTCTAGCCGCTGGCCGTCGCGGGTCTGTGTTCTTAACAACGTTTTTAGTATCTCTAGCAACGCTTTTAATCTGCCGCTCAATATTAGAAGCACGATTAGCAATTCTAACTACTTTGTTAAATCTGTTGTTTAGCTTATTTAATTTATTAGCAAAACTGCTAAAAATAGACATCACCCAACCGCCACTTGATTCGAGGTCCAGTACTGATATTGGAAAGTAATTGAGTACTCTTCAATCGTATCATTAGAACCCCAATCCAACTCAATAGGAGAAAGATCTGTAGGGAACATACCAACAAAGGTATAGTCCTTAATAATATCGCCTTGTTTTCCGTATTGGACTACTGAAGCATCAAAGGAATAACCTTGAAATAAATCAGTTGCCAAATTCGTTTCATGGGTATTGATGCTTGCCATCCACTCTTCTAATTGATTGCGAATTAGGAAGTCTTCGTCATTAATAACCGTAACAACCCACTCAGGGAAGGTTCTGTTACCTGCTAACTTTACTGCACGACCAAAATACGGAACTTCAATTACGCCTAAAGTAGACCCAGGTAACTGGGCAGTTTTGCAAGTGAAGGTCAATTTTTGATCGAATACCGGAATAGTGACCTGGAATAAATTAGGTCTTGCTCCGTCAAAAGACATTGCAGATTGAAATTCAGAAATATTAAAAGCCATTGTTATCTCCTAAGCTTTTAGGTATTTATTAGAAACGGCCAACGACTTCATCGAAGGCAACCCCAGTTCTAACAGCAATAAAGTTCAATTGAATAAAATTGATGCTTCTGGCTGGTTTGATATAGATGTCCCCAATAAACTCATTTCTGTCTATGACTTCTGGAGTATTATTTGTGGTATCACACACAACTCGATAGTCAAATATTCCGCGGCGACCTTTAACTGTACGCAAGAATGGTTCTACGATAGAAACGAACTGCGCTCTGGTAAACTCATCGTTGAATTCAAACAATTGAGCGCGAGCAGCTCTAGCTATAGATTTTTCTAGTACAATAAACAATCTGCGCACATTAATTCTATCGAAGGCAGAAGGCTTCGCCAACATAGTTTTGTCGCCATACAGCATAGTTCCTTCACCGGCAAAAGAAACAACAGGATTGACTCCGTTCTTATACAAAGTATCTCTGTCGGTTTTATTTGGATAGTATGCTAGTTTAACAACGTTCTTAATGTTGCCTCTAGACATACCGGCTGGCGAGAACCAAGGATCGCGGACTTGATCAGTACGAACGCAAAGTCCAGCGATATCGCCGTTTAGAGGAACCCAGCGATAAATGTCACTATACTTGTCGTATTGATATTTCCATCCGCTGTCAATTACTGCATAACTCGAGCTTACGTTGCTCAGAGCATTGTTTCTGTAGTTGACGACATCGGTAGCAGCAGTAGCAGACTGAACGTTAGACAGCGTAGGTGAAACGAAAACTATTGCATCTTTACGAACTTCAGCAACGCTGTTGATGGCGTAAAGAACAACTGCCGGGCTGTGATTTGCTGTCATAATCAGAGAAACGTCAATTTCGTCTGGATTTGCAAATTTATCATAAGCGGTTTGTAGAGCGCCGACGCTTGCCGTCCCATTAGTTCCTTTTGTTAAGGATACGTTATACGCACCACCCGGCAACTTAATATCAGAAAAAGTTTTTCCGGCTGAGCTTGTTCCCCAAGTTGCAGAAGTATTTGCTGCGTCTAGGTGATCAGTCCAATACACATATTTTGACTTAGAGTAAAGAACGTCGCGGTAGTAACTTGAATTACCAACACTATCTTTAGCGTCATTTGCTTTAGAAACAAAAGGATAAACTTCTAGAACTGTGTTTGCTGTTCCGGAGATTAATCCATCCTCATCAACAACGACAATATGCATTTCGTCGTTGGCACCGCCCTTGGCAGCTACGGAGAGGGAAGTTCCTGGAGCTGCTTGGACCAAATTTTTATACGCCCAGCTATTAAATAGCGAAACATCGGTATTAGCAAAAACCGAAATTCTTAAAGAGTTTCCTATTGAACCTGGGTATCTAGCAGTAAACGCGCCAGCAGTTGAAGAGTTGGCATAATAGTAACTTTGTGAGTATACGTCTGCATTATTAATGGAAACGTTGCTAGAAAGCTCAGTATTTGCTACCGCATTATTGGCGTTGACTGACGCTCTAACTACTCTTAAATCGTTACCATAAGCTAAGAAATTAGCTGCGGTAAAGAAAGAAACTGCAGTTTCGTCGTTTGGCTTACCAAAAAATTCTACTAGTTTAGTTTCGTTGGCTATTTGGATGGGGAAATTTACTGGACCCCAGTTAAAATTTCCAGCAAAAGCGCCAGTTGTTGTTCCAACTGAAGGAACAACGGTTGTTAAATCAACTTCAGATGTAACTACACCAGGTGATACTTGAAACATGAATTTACGCCCCTATAATTGGAGATACGAATTACGACTTATTTAGCTATTCTAGGTTTTCCACTAATGATTAGTACTAATTATATTCCAGATAGATCCATCCTCAACGTATTCAACTGGATTATCGTCAAAAGACCCCATTATAGTCAAAGGTAATGACTCATTTTCAATCATCTTCATCTGGTCGCCGTACATTCGGCTTCTGATATTTATAGAATTTAGTTCAGTGAAATTAGCTTGGTTGGATATCCAAGAAAAAAGAACCAAACACATTACTAAGTCGTCATGATATCCGGCGTCGGCCTCATAGCTATTACCTTTAGCTACGAATGTGGACAATTCTGATATAACATCAAAATCTTGAATTAGCAATTTTTGATTTACTATTAGACTTTTTAATATAGAGCAACCCAAACGTTTAACGCTTTTAGTGGTCCTAATGCCGCGAGTAACTTTGTTTCCTTGACCAAAAGTTAATTGAATTCTATTTCTTACCTCGCCCGTACATAGGATGTTTTCATATTCATAATCGTCGAATAACGTATCAATAACTTGTTGGCCGTTGTCATTAATTTCGCATAGCACATAAGCGTTATTATAGTATTCGCCTATCTTTTTTAATATGGTCGGGAAAAGTAGAGGACTGATCTCATTGTCTTTATAGGTCGCGACCAATTTATATGGCATATCAGTGCAATCAATAACCGTTACGGCAGAATAGTCTAGACCCTTACCTCTAGAAGTATCAGCAACCAAAGTATACAGCCTGTCCTTAACTGGTTTTTCGTATACTTTAATTCCAGTTTCTCCCAGGTAAATGGGTTTGACGAAGGCTAAATTTTTTAATACTGAACCTGGAATTAGAGTCCCGGAAGACCCAATAAACTGACACTCCACTTCTTGAAGATATTTTTCTTCACCGAGCACTCTTTTTTGCTCATCTGCCCACTTTTGATCTCTGCCGGGAATCTGCCTCCAATCAGCTTCAATGGAAATAAATCCATTTCTACCTTCTTTAGCCTCAGTCCACATTTTATAAAAATGGTTCATTCCATTAGGCGTGGACGATATTAATACCTTGGATCTTTTACCGGAAGAGATGGTCGGATAAACGGAAGTAAAGAATTCCTCAGCAATATTTGTTGGAACGAATGCGAATTCGTCAAGATATAGAAGTGAAATTGAGTAACCACGGATAGCGCTAGATGCGGTAGAAGTCGCCATAACTCTACATTTATTTTCTAATTCGATATCGCCCTTATTCCAAACTTTAACGCCTTGTTGCAACCAAAGCGGAAGAGCTTCATATGCTATTTTAATTCTATTTAAAATTTCACGGGCGGTTGGGGCTTTATTGGCCAGTATAGCGACAAATTGATCCTCATTAAAAAGTATGTACCACAAAATATATCCAACCACCATTGTGGTTTTACCAATCTGGCGACCGGCCTTTACCAAAACCATTCTATTATTGTTTATGTCGCTTATTGCTTCTTTTTGAAATGGGTATAGTTCAATCTGAAC